TTCCACCGGGCCGGACAGGCGGTCGATCTCGGTCAGCCAGTTGGTGAAGCGCAGATACCGCATGCCGCCGCCGTCGAAGCGGCCGGGGCGGAAGCAGACCGTGCCGGTGGTGATCAGCCCGTCATGGCCGCGCAAGGCCCAGCCTGTCGTGGTGCCGAGGTCGAGGGCGAGGATCGTGCGTGACGGCGGATTCAGGGTTGCGCCGGGCTCGACGCCGGACAGAGTCGTATCAGCCATGGGTGGTCTCCTTTTCTGGTGGCTGCTCGGGTGGAAGACGACGGCGGTTGATGCTTGGCGGTACCGGCCGCCGTCGTCGGATTGGGGTTCACGGAAGGTCAAAGCCCACGCGCGCGGACACCCCGCTACGTATGGGATGGGGGCCAACTCCTCCGGTTGGCCCCCCATACGTAGTATGGGGGCTTTCCCCACTAACTCCTCCACATCACACAACGCATTGAAAACACGTCGCAAAACATGATTTTGGAGGAGTTGGGGAGGAGTTGGGCCACTAACTCCTCGACCGCCGCAAGTCATTGATTTCATTGAAACAGGAGTTGGGGAGGACATAGGAGTTAGGCCTCACTCTTAGGAGTTGGGGAGGCCCCTTCCGCGTCCGTCGTCGTCTCGGGATAGACCCAGACGGCCGGATTTTCGACGTCCATGCAGACGCCGGAAAGCGGGCATTTGTAGTGGCTGGGCAGCACCGGAGCGGCGGTCTCGCGGACTTCCCCGGTCTCGGGGTCCACCTGTTCCTCGGGCCGGAAACGCATGCCCTTGACGCAGAGATAGCCGAAGCGCGACCGGACCTTTGGGTATCCGAATTGTGCGCCGTCGCGCAGGAACTTGATGTGCCCTTTCGTGGCGAGGACACTGAGGCGTTCCCTGATCGTGAATTTGCTGCCAAGGCCGCTCTTGTTCTCGAAGGCTTCGGCGAATTGCATCGTCGTGTAGAGCCGGCCCTCGGCCGCTTCCTCGAAGAGAATGTCGAGGATCACGTCCCGCTTGCGATCCCGCTCCGCATCGAACTTCGCCCCCTGTTCAGCGCGCACGAGCCGTTCGTTCATCGGGTTGACCTCGACCCACGCCCCCTTGACCTTGTCGACGAGCTTGGCGGGCAGTGCGGGGCCATTCCTGAGCTCGATCTCCAGCTTCCGCTCCGATGCCTCCTCGTCCGGCCGGTGCAGGATCAGCCCGGTCGTGTAGAAGCCGCGCAGCGCGCTTGCGCCGGAAAGCGCGAGGAAGGGATCCTCCTTCACCTGGTGCTTCGACAGCTTCTTGGTGTGGTGGACGAGGATCACGCCGCAGTCGGGGTTGACGTGGTCGCGCAGCACCTCGACCCGGTCCTTGAGGAAGAACATCATCGCGGCGTTGTCGTTCTCGCCCCCGCCATCGGGCCCGCCGTCGAAGAGGTTGCGGATCGGGTCGATGCAGAGGATGTCGAGGGGATCATCGGGGAACGCCGCCCGGATCGCCGCGGCCACGCGGGCGCTGCCCTCGGCATCGAGCAGCATCTTGAGCTTCGGGGTGACGACGAGGTTGTCGCGCGCGGCGGCGACCAACCCGGGCGGCAGGCCGATCTGCTGCATGCGCTCGCGCAGGTAGTGATACTGGATCTCGGCCTGCAGGTAGAAGATCCGCAAGGGCCGTGGCGGGATGAAACCCAGAAACGGCACGCCGGCGGCCATGTGCACGAGCCAGGCGATCAGCAGATCGCTCTTGCCCACCTTGGGCGCGCCGCCGAGCACCAGGAGCCCGCCCGGGGTCAGCACGCGGGGGCCGATCAGGTCGGCGGGCATCGGGCTCTGGTCGTCGAGCAGCTGCCCCAGCGTGAAGCTGGGCATCTCGTCGGGTGCGGGAGCAGCGCTGTCGAGCCGGACGAGCGGCGGTCCGTGGCGTTCGACATGACGCGCCCACAGGCGTTCGGACTCGCGCTTGAGCCGTTCCACAGGCCACTGGGGCCGCAGCATGGCGGCGTTGTAGCCGCAGATCGCCTCCCAGCCCTCGCTCTTGCTCATCCGGCCCTCGTGAACCAGCCGGATGAAATAGCCGATGGCGGCGGACGCCCCCTCGAAGCGCGACCAGTCGTCGGTGCCGCCCTCGCGCACTGGCGTGACCAGCACATCCTCCACCGCGGGCTTGTCGGGCGTGGCGAAGTCCGGCGTCAGGCTCACGCCCGGCGCGGGCGGCATGTCGGCCACGGCCTCGGCGAACTCGTCGAGGTCGCGCTCCAGCCCGGCGTTCAGCTCGACGATGCGCACCAGCGTCTTGAGGCCGTTCTTGTAATAGACCGAGCCCGCCACCCGGATCGGCTGATGCGCCGAGCGGAAATGCATGTCGCCCCCGACCTTGGCGGCGATGTCGCCGCGCAACCGGCAAAGGCGCCGGATGTCATCGCCTTCGGCGGGCTCGGTGAGCTTCCACCACACATGCGCCTTGTGCTGGCCCTCCGGCGTGATGCCGCCGCTTTCCACCACCATGGTGGGCGGGCCGAGATGGCGCTCCAGATGAGCGCGCTTGGCGGCAATGTCGCCGCTGTCGATGTCGACGACGACGGCCTGCATCTGCGCCACGTCGGCGGCCTTGGCCTGGCCGGTTTCCGCGACCGTGCCGGGAATGACGTAGACCGCAGCCCCCTCGCGCGCGGCCCAGTTCGCGAAGGTCGCCATCTTCTCGGGTGCGGTCTCATCGGCCGAGATCCAGATGTTGTGCGGCCGGCCGTCGATCCCCTGGCCCTTGTCGATGAAGCTGCGCACCGGGATCAGCCCGTCGCAGTAGCCGAAGACCACCTCCATGAAAGAGGCAATCTGCGCAGGATCCGGCTCGTCGCCGAACGGGTCGATCTGCGGCGCCGCGTCGTTGAAGTCGCGCCAGGGGTTGAAATGGACGAGGTTGGCCTCGGATTGGTCGGTCGTGCTGTCGTCGCGCATGTCGGTGTCCTCGGGTGGTTCGGGCGGGTCTTGGGGCGTGTCACTCATCCGGGCAGTCCCCAGCAGCGTTCGGCCCAGGGGCAGAAGCGGCATTCGAAGAAGTCGCGGTTCCGGGCCACGCGCGGCAGCAACTCGCCCGCGTTCGTCGCCCGCAGGATCCGCACCGCGCGATCCGACATGCGCTGCGCGAGCTCGGCGTCGAAGGGCACGAGCTCGTGGTGCAGCGCGGCGGTGTCCTTGTTGATCGCGGTGAAGAGCGCCGGTGCCGCGCTGATGCCGGGCACCGTCGCTTCCATGTAGGCCTGGTAGAGCGCGATCTGGGCGGCGTAGACGGGCTTGGCGACGGTCATGCCCTTGGCCACCGTCTCGCGCCAGTTCTTCGCGTTCATGGTCTTGCATTCCCAGAGGGCGGGTGTGCGCAGCCCCATGGCGGCGGGGGCGCCCATGACGATCCCGTCCACGTGACCGCGAATGCGTCCGCCGGCGACCGCGAAGCCGAACTGGCCGCCGTCGCGCTTCCGGGTGGCGAGATCGAGTCTGGCGGCGCGCAGCCACTTGACGGCGAGATCCTCGAGCGCGTGACCGATCGCGAAGATGCGCAGCGACCGGCCCGAAAACTCCTGGCCCTCGTCTTTCGGCGCATGGGCGAACTCGAACTGCAGCGCCCGCTCGCAAGACTGCCCCAGCCGGGAGGCCCCGAGATAATCGCGCGGCGGGGTCGCGGCGCGTTCGGCCTCGAGCGCGGCATCCACGGCGGCGTTGATGCGCTCCGCGATACCGGGGCGATGGCTGTAGTCCAGCATCAGAACGGGATCTCCGATTGGCTGGCGATCTCGGCCATCTCGGCGCGGAAGGCCTCGACGGTGGTGACGATCAGCCGGTGCATGTCGTTCTGGCTCAGCTGGCCCAGCGGCCGATCCCAGCCGATTCGCTCCATCTCGGGGGCGAGCGCGCGCATGACGGCGGGCAGCGCCTGGGTTTCCTCTTCGGTGAAGTCGACCATGTTCAAACCTCTCTTTGCTTTGCGGGTGAAGGCTGCCTGGCAGCCCATGGAACAGAACCAGCGGCGGGTTCGGTGCGGACGCGGACGGGAGGCGTCGAACCAGCCGAAGCCGCGGGTTCGCGATGTGCAGACCGCGCAGAGCAACGGACGTGGATGCCAGAGGCGATCACGGCCCGGTCGATCCGCAGGCGCTGTGGACGGGGGTGAGACTTGCGCGACATGGCTCACGCGGCCCTCCGTTCCGGCGTGGCGGCGGCCTGGACAAGCTGCCGGATCGCGCGCTTGTTGAAGCGGAAGGAGATCAGCGCCGAAGCGTGGTAGCGGGTGAGGCCGTAATCCTGCCGTGCGCTCGGGGGCAGGTATTGCAACTGCTTCTCGGTCGGCGCCTGGCGCAGCCAGCCCCGGGTCTTGAAGGCGCTCTCGTCGCTCTCATGCGCGTTCAGCCAGTCATCGGCCTGCGCGAGGCACACCGCGCGCTCGCCGATGCCGAGAAGCCGGGGCTGCGCCCCGCGCCGGCCACCGACCGCATGCCAGAGCCCGCCCAGCCAGAAGATGCCGCCCCAGGCGGTGAAGCCCGTGGCCATCAGCGCCGCCTCGTCGCCCAAGAGATCGACCCATTGGAACCTCGACCGCTTCAACAGGTCGATTTCGGTCATCACGAAGCTCTCGAGCGCCTCGGTGCCGGCCTCGTCCTTCGGCTCGACCAGCAGCGCGCCGCAAAGCGGGCATTCGCGCGCACCAAGCGGGATCTCGGCCTCGCATTCCGGGCAGGTCTTGGTGGGCGCCGTGCCGCTGACCTCGCGGCCATCGAGATCGACGTCCTGCTCCAGCGTGCCGTGCATCAGGCTCGACGTCCCGAAATCCAGCACCACGCAGTCGGTCTTGACGATGCCGGGGTGCTCCTCTGGATCGACCGTGCGCAGGCCGCGCCCGACCATCTGGATCATGGTGGACTTGCAGGATGAGGGGCGCAGCAGGATCACGCAGGAGGTGGGCGGGTGGTCGAAGCCCTCGGTGAGCACGGAGACGTTGACCAGCACGGCGATCTCGCCCGAGGCATGGGCCGCGAGGATGTTGCGGCGCTCGTCGGCTGCCAGATCGCCATGGATCAGCCCCGCAGGAATGCCTGCCGCGTTGAAGGCCTCGGCGACGTGGGCCGCATGGGCGACGGTCGAGCAGAAGACGATGGTGGGCCGCCCGGCGGCTTTGTCGCGCCAGTGGCGGATCACCTCGTCGGTGACCGGAGCGCAGTCCATGATGCCGGCGACCTCCCCCATGTCGAAGTCGAGGGCGGTCTTGCGCACCTTTTGCAGCTGCGCGCGCACACCCACGTCGATCACGAAGGTGCGCGGCGGCACGAGGTGGCCGGAGGCGATCAACTCGCCCAGCCGGACCTGGTCGGCCACGTTGTCGAAGACCTCGCGCAACCCCTTGCGGTCGCCGCGGTTCGGCGTGGCGGTGACCCCTAAGACGCGGGCCTCCGGGTTCGCGTCCCGCACCCGGTCGACGATACGGCGGTAGCTGTCGGCAATGGCGTGATGCGCCTCGTCGATCACCAGAAGATCGAGCTTCGGCATGGCCTCGAGATTGGCCGAGCGGCTCAGGGTCGGTGCCATGGCGAAGGTGACCTGGCCGGACCAGTCCTTCGTCGCGGCATTCACCACCGAGGTGGAGATGCTGGGATTGACCCTGCCGAACTTCTCGCGGTTCTGGGCCGTCAACTCGTCACGATGGGCCAGCACACAGGCCTTGGCGCCACCCTCGACCATCTCGCCCGCGACGGCGGACAACATGATGGTCTTGCCCGATCCGGTCGGTGCGATGCCGAGCGTGTTGCCGCGGGTCGAGAGCGCAGCGAGGCTGCGCTCCACGAAGAGTTTCTGGCGGGGACGAAGGCGCATGGGCTGGCCCTCACTCGGCCCAGGACGGGCGGCCCGGGGTTGCCGGGGCGGTGGGGGTCTGCGCGGTGCTGGTGGGAGCCGCCGGAGCCGTGGGTGCCATCGGTGCAGCCGCCGTCCCCATGACCTGCGCATAGTCCCGATGATCCGGCGTCACCGCCGCGCGGATCTCGTTCTTTTCCTCGCCCATGGCATCGGTGCCGACATCGATCCGGGCCACGAACTCTAGCCCGTCGAGATCGGCAAAGCCGCCGATCCGTCGCGCGGCCTGCGCCTGAGGCGACTGGTCCTTGTCGGAAATCCCCCGCGCCGAGTTCAGCATGCCGCGGATGAGGCTGCGCCCCATGTTGGCCCAGTCCGGTCCCTTGGGGCTGTAAAGCCCAATCAGCGTGAAGATCTTGCGCCGGGCATAGGGGCCCTCGGTCACGGTGAACTCGCCGTTGAGATACACCGCACCGGTCGAGCCGCGGGTGGCATAGCCCCCGGTCCAGCCCTGCGACGGGTCGTCGAAGCCGCCGGGGCGGATCGTCAGCCGCACCTTGGCGAGCGTGCCCTTGGGGATGAGGTTGGCGTTGGATTGCGCGTCGTTGAAATCGTTCCACAGGCCAGACATGGCATTGGTCCTTTCAGTTTGAGGGATCGGTTTGAGGGGTGGTGGCGGGCGCCGGGATCGCCGGCGGATCGATCACCAGCGGCCGGGCATCGAGCGGCAGCGGCTGGTGGATCTTGTCGATCAGGCGGCCGAGATCGGGGGGCTCGAGCATCTCCAGCCGACCGGAGCGGTCCTTGGCCGGATAGCCCCAGGGGTTCTGGGTCTGGCAGACGAAGACCCGCCGCAGCTCGCCCTGCTCATTGGGCAACGAAGTCAGCGTCAGCACCTCGTCGACGATGCCCGGCAGTTCCAGCCCGGTCTTGGAGCCCTCGATCTGCGGCACGAAGTGCTTGCGATTGAAGTCATCGAGCTTCTCGTCGAGGATGCCGACGAAGATCACGTTCTTCGCCCGCGTGTGCTGGAGATGCGTGAGCCAGCCGATCATCTCGCGCCCGTGCAGCCCATAGGCGCCGCGCACGTCGGGCTTGCCGGTCTTGTCCGAATGCGCCTCCGGCTGGCCCTTGCACCACTGGAAACACAGCCGGCCGGCGACGGTGAT